ATCTAGGTAAGCCTGGCGGTTAGCCTGGGTTGAACCTGGAAGCTGGCCAGCGAATGCCTCAGCAACTGCGTCTGCTAGAGTACCGTTGTTCTTAACGATTCCCTGGAATGCGTCAGTACCAGCGTAGAACTTAAGGTTGTTCTTAAGTGCACGGTACTTACGAGGCATTGCAAGAATAACCTTCTGCAATGCGTCTACAGTCCAGTTGTCGTCAGAAACGGTTACAACAGCCTCGTGTGCGTCGCCATTGGTCTTAACACGGTTTACAAAACCGTCCATAATTCCAAGGAATGCACCGTCAGCTGAGTTTCCAGTTCCGTTGATTGCTAGATCTTCGATGTCGTTAGCGAAAGCGTTGGTCATTAGACGAACCAAGTGGTCCTCTAGTGCACCGCCTTCAATACCGTCTTCGATAGCTTCAGCAGATACTTCCCAGTCAAGACGAATCTTGCGTGTGGTAAGCTCTACCTTTGTGAATGTCGCTCCTGCGTTGGTGTAGTCACCGTTAGCCTGTGCAGCTGCACGGATAACACGCTCTCCAACATTAACCTTCTCAAGCTCCATTGTGTTAGCTCTCATGGTTACACGACGACCGTCCTTGGCGAGAGTTGTTGCATCCCATACGTAGTCAATAAAACGACGTGCCTGTTCAGGGCGAAGAATACCACTACCTGCATCACCTGAAGGGTTGATTGCGTTTGGTCCAGTTGTTACTCCGAAGTTTGCAGTAGGGATGTTGCCCAGAGCACCTGCGTTACCGTAGTTACCTGGAACATTGTTGCCTGCTGCTGAACCAGATGCGAATGCACCTTCTCCATTGTATAGTCCAGAATCAGCTCCTGCTGCGTCTGGGTTGTTCTTAATAATTTCTTGTTCCGACATATTGTCACCTCCTAGTGATGTTTTGTTTATTTAAATAAATCGGCAGTTTTGAGGAAACGTCCGCCCCATAGGGATTTTTCAACCAGTTCTGGTTGATCCTGCACGATCTCGCCGAGATCGCCAGATTTGCGGAAAGCAGTGTCAGCTTCTACAGCGTCCACTCTCTTTCCAAACTCATCGAAGTTGCTCTTAGTTGCTGCTACTTCGTTCTTTACAGAAGCGATTTCGCTTGTTGCACTAATGAGAGACTTGCTTAGTTCTGCAATTTGTTCAGCTTGTGCTTGAACAACTGCAGTTAGATCGCTAAAGGCTTTGGTAACAACATCCTTGACATCTGCAATTGCAGTCTCAAAGGTGTCGTCAGACTTAGCTACAACCTCTTCTTCTGTCTCAGTAGTCTCTGACTTTTCTGCCATGTCGTCTTCATCTGAATCTTCAGACTCAACGGCACCTGGCTTGTCGTCTTCGTCAGCGTCAGCTGACTTCTCTACTGCTACATCTGCTGTTTCAGCTGTTGCTTCTGCCTCTGGAGCGACCTGTGCTTCTTCAACTACATCGTCAGATTTTTCTACGATGTCATTTGTTGTTTCAGTCATAGGACCTACCTCCTTGTTAATCTCAGTTTTAATGCCTTTAGCACTATCAACTAAGAACTTGATCATTTCTGATTTTTCTGTATCCGTCTTTTCAACGAAACCTATATTTGTCATTGGCAATCCAGAGATAGGACTTTGCTCAACATCATTTTCTGAAAGGGTGACAATACCATTGTCCTTGTCCCAGAATACATTTTCAACTACTGTCTCAGCTAGGTCTCCCTTGACCATGTCTACTCCGTCTACCTTTTCAATTGATAGAACATTTGCAAATTGATTAGCTGGGCTATCAACTAGTGATAGCTCTACCAAGTCGTACTCTTTAATGATACGGATTGGCTTGTTAAGGTTTTCATCAATTGCGTCATCCCACTTGTTCATTCTACCGCCAATTGAAAAACCTGAAAGGGTACCATCTAGTACTTTCTCCCAAGTATTCTGTGCACCCTTAGAAACATATGCAGATACGTAAACGCCGCTATAGAATTTCTTTGTCTCTGGGTCAAAGTACTTGTCTTCCTTAAAAGCTACCATCTTGCCAACTGATAGTGGCTGGTGCATTTCACGGATGTTACCACGAAACTTTGAGAAGGCCTTCATAGATGCTTCAGCTGTAACGATGTCCGCCTGGCGGTCTACGTTGTCAAGTGTAGCAAATCCAGAAACGATGCGACGTTCCTGATCAACTTTGTTGAACGGCATTGAGAGGCGAACGTTGTCGCCCTCAGTATCCCAATGAGCTTTTGATATAGTCATACTAGTACCATTATAGAGCATATTTTACACAATTGTTACAAAAACTGGCATTTTTGAAAAATTAGCTTGATGCTCTTCCTTCACCTTTTGGATTCCTACCAGCAACAGTTGCAGAGGAGTCTGATGAGTTGTTTGCTCTCTCAGCATCTCTCTCCTTGTTGCCTGCCATATTACCCTTAGAATCTGCAGCTTGGCGTGGGCTTAGCTCTAGTGGCTCGTCTCCACCATCCATCTGTGGAAGTCCAAGAATATTTCTAGCTTCGTTAGGAACCATAATCTTGTTCTTAACGTAACGCTCAAGAATCTGTGACTGAGCAATCTCATCCGTCAGAGTTAGCTCATTGAACTTGAACTCTAGAAGGTCTGTCTTTTCCTTGATAATCTTACTTAGTAGCTTTTCAAGGTTGGTCTGTGCAGGTCTGGCTACCTGCTCTTTAAAGGTGCGATCCTGGGCAAGGGCTGCAGCAATGGCTGAAGAATCTCCTCCACCAATCTTTGATAGTGGCACTTGGTGAGCAACCAGAATGTCGTCACGGTTGCGTAGACGATACTCATTGAAAGAAGCTTCCTGTGTTCCATTCTCAACCGCCTCCATCTTAAACTCAACCTTGTTTGTGTCTGAGTCTCCTGGTAGTGGGATATATAGAGTACGGTGGTTTGAGCCCTTTAGGCTTGTCTGTAGGAAACGGAACATCTTGTCCTCTGCTTCTTCAGATAGCTTTGCACCCTTTAGAGTTACAACATAACGAGGAACAGCCTTGTTCTTGAAGTAGTCAATGTTGTACTGTGATGCCATCTGGTCACCATATAGAGATGATACTGCTGACATGATGTCTGGAACACCATAGAAAGTGTTTAGTGGTGAGTAAGACTTGAAGTGTAGGATTTCGTTTGGTCTTGGATCTGTGGTTAGTGGATTCTTGTTCTTTGCCCCAAAATTACGGAAGTAAACAACCTTCTGTCCAATAATCTGAACATAACCATCACGTAGTCTGCGTACACGCATTGTTGTTGCTGGAATGTGTCCTAGGTATCCAATGTCTCCGCTAACTGTTCTTCCAATTTCAAGGTATCCATTTCCAGTTGACTGGACATCAGTGTAGAATTTGGTCATTGTGTTGGTAAACGAGTCATCGTCATTTAGAGTTTCTAGCCAATCACGTAGCTCAAGCTTTGCTCGTTCAATACGCTTACGAGCCTTCTCTGTTGCACTTTGGTTTTCAGATGACTCAAGTGCCATAATTGTTCTTTTTGTTGCGTGGAAGTCATATCCCAGTCCAACAATGTTTTCTACCTTAGCGTCAATGGCTGCGTGGTTTGCAAATGATGTGTCGTAGTAGTTGGCAAGTTCGTATAGGTTCCATGGTGGGGTAATAACGTCAAAGATGCCGTAGCCATTTCTGAATACAGTTCCTGGGTTAATCTCTTTTGAGTATGCCCCATTTACACCACGGTTGATTGCAAGAGCACTGTCTTGGTATCCTAGGTCAGTGGTGTCAACGTTATTTCCGCTTACAACAAAGTCAGCTTTTGACATTCTGTCTGAGCGACGTTTAAAGTTTTTCTCTAGGCCGTTTAGACCTTTTAGCAAATCCCAAGACTTTGAGAATGGGTCTTGCTCCTTGAATGGATCTACCTCTGGCTCAAACTCTGGTGTGAAGGCGTGTACATATTCAGTCATTACTCGTCATCTCCATACATTTCCAGAGTCTTCTTTGCAGCCATTACAGCACCTAAGTCGTTTAGGTTTGGGATTAGTCCCTGCTTCATTCTGTCTACTTGCTCTGAGTATTCTTCCTCTGAGATTCTGCCCATACCTGGATAAAACTCGTAAGAACCGTTTTCTTGACCAAGCTCTTTTGCTGCTCGCTCTAGTTTCTGAATCTGAAGTAGGTCACCCCTATGGGACGGAATGTTTAAAACACTTCCATGTCCATCTGTGAAAGGCTTGCCGTTAGCCTTCTTCCAGATGTAGATTCCCCAGTTGGCACCGTTGTCAATAACTGTTGCTTTTGATTCACCGATTTGACCAGGAACTCTAAATTTTTCAGTATTCATAACCACTATTATACCATACTAAACAGCTGTTAGTATAGATGATTTCCAAGATATATCATTATATACCTTGTATGAGTAGCTATTAAACCTTAATTTATTATCATCGCCAACGATAACCTTATTAGTTCCTGTGTAAAGTCTATAGACTACACGTGGATCAAAGAGGTATGTCTTTAGTGTTGGGATGTATAGAATGTTTTCCCAGGAAACTATTGGTCCACTAAATTCTCCAGTAAAGTCGCCCCAGTAGGTAACATCTGAACCATCTTTGTCTATCATGGTTCTAACCTGTGACCATGTTCTTAGGATTGATGTCAGTGAGTCTTGGCTAGATGTCAGTCTGTAGTTTGACATGCCGTGGACTAGTAGCGGTCCTGTAATGTCTAAGTAGCCCTCAATTGAGTTAAAGTCTAGGCTTTCCTGGAACTGAATACCAAGCATATTCCAATTATTTGGTGTTAGGTATAGGTCCTTGACAATGTTTCCATTTAGGTAGAAGAATATGGTTGGCTCAGGTAGACCAGTCTTATCGTTAAGCATGTAGGCACGTCCACGAGTCTGGCTAGCATTTGCAGCTTCAACATATAGTGACACCTTTTTATTCTTTGCACTAATGGTGATCAACTTTTGTGGTGCTACTGGGAACGTTTCTTCAGGATATTTTGACAATACCTGAATTGCTCCAACACGGTATAAGTCTGATCTTTGTGGATTAACCTTTGACCTAATTCCTCGTCTCTTCGTTGATTCCAGCATTCCTCGCATTTGGATACCGCTATTATTTGTAAGGTAAAGATATGGAGTTGACCCCTTGTAAATAGATACTGGGTTTTTTGCTTTATAGTCTGGATAAATTCCTCGCATAGTGTATGCAGCCAAGGTGTCACCAAAACGAGTTGAAATGTTAGTTGGACCAATTGATGATAGGGCTTGAGAAGCTAGCTGCAATGACTTAATCTTAATAGGACTGCTAACTATTGCCTTTGATCCAATCTCAACATGCATTACTATTGCTAGCTGACTGAATGCAGTGTCTTGTGGCAAGTAAATTATTGCTCCGTCTACAACCTCGTACTTGGTAAGTAGCCAAAGCGAACCAGGCTCAACAATGCCAGATTTTGGTAGTGGCTGAGTGTAGATAAAGTTATCAGAGCCTGAGTTTGGGCCTGTGGCTATATATTGGAAAGTAACATATGTTCTTACCTGAGCGTCAGATGTGTCGTATTTTCCATTGGCATATATTGGTAGAACTGGATTACTAACGTTAAACTGTACAAAGTCTAATGTTTGTACTTGCTCTCCGTCAGCATTTACCACGGCTTTAGCTAGTGTTGCTAGTGGCACGTAGTCCTGCCAATATGAGTCTGCTGATACGTCAAGGATGAACGATCCAAGATACATTCTTGGGTTTAGGGTATAGCTAGCAATGTGATTAATTACTTCAAAGATTATCTGTGAGTCAACTGATCCAGCAGATGCCACTGAATCCCAGCTAGTAGTTGCTGGTAGACCACCAAGATAGGTGCTGTCCCATTGCGTGGTAGATGCAACTCCTGCATTTATGAAAACATCGTCACCCTCAAATACAGCGATCATTCCATTGCTCTTGATTAGGTAAGATATCTTGTTAAGGTTTCTACGTGTGGAGAATCCAATCTTATATATTCTACCCTTAAATGTTTTTTCAAAACTCTTCTGTCCGCCAACGTATGCCGATAACTTTCCAGATGCACCAAAGAACTTAGTGATTGCACCACCAAATGTTGATGAAAACTTGTTAATATCAATTCCTGCTGCGAAGAAAATACCAGGCTCAAGCTTTTCTTCTGAGTATTGTGTAATAGCCTGACCAGATGCTGTTGCTAGCTCGTACTTGAGTTTAGTGTTTTCTGCACTGATTGTAAAGCTACTTTTCTCTGATTCATTCTCAACCCTGATTAGAATTTGACTGTCAGTTGAGTCTGTCTTAAATACTCC